TGGATTACCATCCCAATGGTGTCCAGAGATCCCGCATTATGGAAAGGTTTTGGAACGTTCAAAAGCCTCCTTTTAAGGAGCCTCTTGAGTTTGCCTTTAACCTTTCTCAAAATAGCGGGGCATACTTTGTATATCTCGACGGTACAACGAAATACCTCGATGCCAGCAGTTGGTCAGTAGGCGGCTCCTCCTACGATCTCATCCCGGACTTGATTAACTCATGTTATGACAAGTTCGTGGGTGCGACCGGAGAGGTTTCGCAGAACGCCAATAACTTACTCGAGGCTCGTCAATCCGTCGGGACCGTCGAGGCTCGCTGTTTGCAACTGGGTAGCTTTGTCTCTGCTTTGCGGCAGGGCAAGCTCTCAAAAGCAGCAGGGATCCTTGGCTTGGGTGGCGTACCTCCAAAATTGACTAAAGGTGCTAAAGGTAAGGCCAAAAGCTTTGCCAATCAGTTCCTTGAATACCATTTTGGTTGGGTACCCGCCCTTCAGGATATCCACAATAGTGTCTCAACTATGTCCAATGCGGATTTCGGTTCGCAGAGGATCGACGTACACCGCCATGGCAAAAACCAGCCGCCGGTCGCCCGTCATGAGATACTTACTGGAGACCCGCCTCGTCTTTACTATTACGATTTGTCTTCACAGACTAATTCATTTTCCGTAAAGATGGGCGCTCGCGTTAAGATCTCGAATCCTAACGCGTTCCTGGCCAATAAGATGGGAGTCGTCAATCCCCTCTCTATTGCGTGGGAAGCGGTACCATACAGCTTCGTTGCTGATTGGTTCGGTAATGTTGGGCAATGTCTGTCCGCCATGACCGATTTTGTAGGTCTCGAGGTGACTGGAGCCTACACTACCATTTCCACTGAGGTGAATTATCAGTACGATGCCTATAACTTCGACAATAACCCCTCAAAAGGTGGGTCAGGGTCTGTTAGAGGCAAAGGGTTGACTATTCACCGTGGGGGCGGCATTGCCGGCCCTACCCTGAGACTGAAGCCGTTCTCAGGATTTTCGCCTGTCCGAGCTGCAACGGCAATTTCGCTGTTGCTTCAGAAATTGTGACGGGAATTCTCGAACTTACTTTCCAGGAGCCATTATGGCCACCGCAGCAGATATTACGGTCAAGAAGGCCGACGGCACCACTGACATCATTTGGAGCCTTGTTGCGTCCAGTGGCGGGGATAACTCTCCCGCTGTCTGGCGCTCGAACACCGCGCCCGGTACTCTCGGACAGCGACCCACCTTTAAGATCTCGACGCGCGACAACGGTAACAAAACCGCTCGTCGCGTCGATATCTCTGGTGTGTTCCCGTCCGTGTACACGAACACGGCGTCCGGGCAGACGGAAGTGCGAGCCACGATCCCGTTTAGCGCGAGCTTTGCCGTACCGCAGAATATTGTGACGACTGATCTCAACGAGGCAGCAGCTCAGCTGTGTAACCTCATTGCTTCGGCCCTCTCCAAGTCTGCGATCTCGACGGGCTTCGCGCCAACCTGATCCTTCTTCGTCCTTCCTTTGCCTATAGGATCCTCTATGACAAACCCCTTATCTGCGGACTTCGTAGATATCCTCCTCACTCTCTGTGAGGAGGTCGCCACCCCCCGTTCCTGCACCGTAGCCATACTGGCGCGTTGCGGGGAGTGGGATCAGCTCGCTTTACTGCGAGTTGATCCAAGTAACTACCTCGATGCCTCCACACTCTGGCGTGATACCATTGTGACGGAGCTCCTTCGCAAGTGCGAGGACTTGCCTACTAGCTTTGACCGTAAGGGCAAAGCAAATGAGCTGTTTCTCGCCTCTGAAGAGAGGTGTTACCGTAGCAACAGAAGACTTGAACGTCTGCTTTTCCCCGGTGGCTATGTCCACACGGCTGCAGACGTCGTCGCCCGTTCAGTGTTTGAACGAGCGAAGAAAAAAGTGTTTTCTGTCCTTGGGCCCTTCCCTTATCATCGAGGTCTCCTCGAAGGTAAGTTTGGCCCGGGTGCTACATATGGCGATAAGGGCGGTCAGTCGACCGTACCCGACAAAATGTCAACAGAACCTACTTTGACACCGTCAGCTTGGACTTCCCTGTCATCCTGGGGGTCTACGGCATGGGCTCGTGCCTGTGCCGTTGACGGTAGGCAGCCGCGTGTTGTGAGCGGGAACAGGTTTTCCACTGTTCCAAAAGATTGTGTTAAGTTCCGCGGTATTGCAGTGGAACCTAGCATTAATGTCTTTTACCAGCTTACCATTGGTAAGCTGATTCGCTCGAGATTGCGCCGTCTAGGCAACCACCTGGACGTGGGACAAGATATCCACAGGCGACTTGCCTGTGAAGCCTCGACCGAAGGCCATCTTGCTACCCTTGACCTCAGCAATGCTAGCGACACCATTTGTAAAAACTTGGTCGAGTTTTTACTTCCCCCGTGTTGGTACTCGGTGCTAAATGACCTTCGGTCACCATGCACCCTTTTTGAAGGACGTAATGTCCTCCTAGAGAAGTTTTCCTCCATGGGTAATGGTTTCACTTTCGAACTTGAAACGCTGATTTTCCACTGTCTGG